CATAAATGCTCCATGTGTTGATGGGTTAGATACAAAATCCCAACCTACCAATTCAAAATCTTCTGCTACCATTACAGTACCATCTCTTAATTCTTTTACCGAACCCAAACCTCTAGATGAAATACCTAATCGGATATTGTTTTTTAATAATTCTTTTAAGATATTACCCGATGGTGTTGAAAGTATTTCTACTACTCCACACACATCATCACCTTCCCAATAAATTTCTCTAATGTTATGTGATACGTTCTTTAAATTAATAACCGGAGACTCAGGATGGTCTAATTCACCCAATGCTCTTCTTTCTTTAATAAGTTGTTGATATTTGTTACACTCTCTTTCTAAGATTTCTTTTGGATATCTTCTATTATTTTGATTGGGCGCACCTGCTCTTTGAAGAATTCCCTTAACTAAATAAGTTCCGTTTTCTTCTTTTTGAAGTTTTGCCTCAAACAAATGAGTTTCTATTAATAATCCTTTACTCATTAGTCTTTTTTTCTTAATGCTGCTAAATCACTACCTTCAATTTCACCATCACCATCTACATCAATTTTCTTTTGACCTGCTGATAATTCGGCTTCGTTGTATCCTGTTAATTTACCTTCGGATTTTGCTTTACTTGCTTTATCCACTGCGGTAAAGAATTTAACTTTTTCTGCATCGGACATATCAGGAATAGATTTACCTGTTCTATCTAACATATGTTTGAATAGTTGTTGGTAATCACTTTCTTCTTTTACAACTTGTCTAATAAGTTCTTTTAATTCTGTATGTTTCATTATTCTGATATTTGTCTGATTTTTTGGTCTAATTTTAATAATCTCTCTTGTATACTATAAATATGACTATTTGTCCTTTTCCAATAAGATTTGTTATCTACACCACTTTCATTTTTAATCTTACCATACCAATTAAGAAATCTTTCCATTTCTTTTAATTGTTTATTGATATTAGATATACCTCTACCTATTTTAGCTTGAGCAGTTGATTCATCTTGCTTCAATGCCAACCATCTATTTTCGTTAACCGGAGTATATCCTGTAAGGTCTGCTTGTTTTTTAGCTTTTTTCTTTTCACCATCTTTACCACTAAATGCATATGGAGTATTATACCCTTCAATATTACCTGTGGTGTTCATTTCGTCAATCATTCTTTCTCTCACCATCTTACGAACAATTTCTCTTATTTTATTAAGTTGTTCTGTTTTTAATGTTTCTGACATTTGATTATCCGTTTAATTTTAAGCTAATAAATATGCATTACCAGATGTTACTACAATACTTCTAACATAACAAGGAACTGGCTCTCCAATTGTTAAGTGTTCTAATTTTAAAGTAGTGTGGTTGTTTGTTTGTGCAATCGTGCCACTTAGGTTATTATCAACAACACCTTCTAATGTTATTGAACCTGAACAAATTGCTGAACCTCTCATCACTCCCCATGCTCTTTCCAAAGAACCTGATTGGCCTGCTGTATATTCTTTTGCGTTAAAAATTCTATAATTTGTCATTTTTTATTTTTTAATTGATTCTTTTAATTCTTTTAATAATTCATATGTCATCATCATTGCAGATAAATGTTGTTCTTTAATCTTTTTAACAGATTTAATTTTTTTAATGTTTGCAATTGTTTCTGCTAATTTAATCTTTGTAACTTTGTCAGAAATTTTAGAACCAACTTCTTTTAATCCGTCTGCTAATTTAGTTACCTCATTTGAAACATATTCATTCAACTTACCAGTATTATTGATATTATTTATATATTCTCTCAATAATCCCTTTTGGTCATCGGTTAAATTTTTATACTTTGAATTAAAAGATTCAACTAACAATTTATAAGATACCGCTCTCAAATCATCATCTTGTTTTCTATATTCTTCTAAAACAGCATCTTTTATTTTTGAATCTTTATTTTCAATAGAAGTATTAATTATATTTTCTGCAATTGTAAATCTAGAACTAACTATATCCGTTGGGTCATATTCTACATCACCAATAACAGTTTCAAATATTTTATAAATAGATGCTAATGTTTTATAATTAGAAATTGGAGATTTAATAAACTCATCTAAATTATAAGTTTCTTTAATCTTTTTAATAAGATTATACTTTTCTTTTGTAAGTTTTTTCTCATCAATTTTTTTACGAGCTTCTAATATTGTATTGATGAATTGTTCAGCTTTTGATTCTGAATTATATTTTTCATTTATAAGATATTGATATAATTTCAATTCTTTTGATAATTCTTGTTTAGAATTAAAGTGTTCTTTCAAAAGTTTTTCTGCTACCGACTTACTAGATGACATTACTTCTGCAGTAATTTGTCTTACTAATAATTCAAATAAGAATCCAGTATTTTTAAACTTTGAATGTTTTATTTTTTTCATTAAATTATACAATTATTCTGATATAAATATATTTTATTATTGGTTTATTACTATTTTGTGTTATCTTCTGTTAAAATAGTCTTTTTATTTCCGTCCATATCTTTAAATATCTCTAAATATGAATCTCTTGCTTTGTATTTTACAGACCCTTCTTTTTGTTTAAGAGTCTTAATACCCAATGGGTCTCTACCTTGTGGGTGGTCATCTTTACCATATCTAACAGCGTCTTTTGGTCTACCACCTTTGTCATCTTCTTCTAATTCCGATTTAAGTCTATTCAATTCTTCTTCTACATTTGTAGGGCCTTCGGTACCGGTTTCTTTTGCAGGGTCTACACCTTGTGTTTCAATTGATGTTAAACGGAATGTTTGTTTGGTATCATCTAATACCTGTAATGTCATTTCGTCTTGTTCATCTTTTGCAAATTTCATAACCGCATCATACATCCATTCTTTAGAGAACATTTTTGTTTGTTGCATTTGTGTAATCAAAGCTACTTTAGAAGTGTATAATTCAACTTGCTCTTGTTCGTATATTTTTGATGGGATTGTAAGTTCTAAAGAAAAATTAGTCAATCTATCATCTGTAATACCTTGTGCATATAAATGTACAATTGCAACTTTTGTCAATTCAGAAATCAAAACTCTTTGAACTCTTTCAATTGTTTTTGCAAATCTAACATCTTGTGCTGCAAGTGTTGCTTTACCGTTTACATCTTCTTCATATCCTAAGAATGCTTTTGGAATTTTCAATGCTGCCATTAACTTACCTTTTAAGTAGTTAATATCATCAATCATATTATACTCCAAACCTTTTAGGGTATCAATTGAAGTACCATTATCATTACCACGAACTGGCATATAATAATCTTCAATTAAGTTTTGCATATTATATTTCAAATTGTACTCACCTGTTCTTTCGTCTACAAATGGAACTTTCTTTGAACCATTGATAATCTTTTGCATGTAGTTATCCACTTCATTTGGTGGGATATTACCTACATCAATTTTGAATATTCTCTTTTCAGGAGCTCTCATTACTCTATGAATTAACATAGCATCTTCCATTAACATTAATTGTTTCCAAACTCTTCTTGCACCTTCAATCATAGATTTTCCATAAGGTAAAAAGTTTGAATCCGAATTTAATCTAAAGTGTGCCATCTCATAATTTTCAAACTCTTTCTTTGGAGTTTGACCATATCCACCCGATGGGTTTTGGTATGGTGCATATATAAATTTAACTCTTTGTGGATTTTCTGGGTCAAAGTTTTCAACTCTACTAACTTCATATGTTGATAGTGGCATTGCGTTTACAATACCCAAACCATCTGCTATTTCTAATTGTAAAAAGAAATCACCATATTTAACTAAATTTCTTGTCCATGGCCATAAATTAAATTCTACATTAATAATATCGTAGAATAAATTTTCTAATATTTGTTTTATTTGGTCATCTTCGTGATGTATCTTTAATACATTACCCATTTCATTTCTAGCTGTACACTCATCTGAGTATACATCCAATGCGGATGATAATATCGGGTCCATATCCATTGAATCATAATCTCTAAACAAATCAATTCTAACTTGTTGATATGCCATTGAAGATTGCGTTGCTCCTGTACCATAATTGGTCACTTTCATTTTCATAAAGCGGTCAACTAAGTTTGTGGTCATATTCTGCCACTCATCCGTATCAACAACTTTTACACCATCTTGTGTTTTACGAACAATTGTGTTTGTTGAAAATAATTTCTGTAACCTACTAAATATTGATTTATCTGCCATTTTTATATTATTCTATTTTTCTAAATATATGGAAAATTTTCCACATTTCCAAATTTACCATTTTCTACAAGACCAATAGTTTGCTTTATGTCTTGGGCCAGGATTATCACAATTCATTCTAGCTCTAAATGATTTTCTAGCTGCGGGATTTGATTTTCTAATTTTCATTCCTTTTTGACCAAAGTTTACCTTAACAATATTACCTGCAGGATTCTTAACATATACTTTGAATTTCTTAACATCACCTTGCATTGGTTTACCCAACTTAACTTCTCTACCCTGATATTCTGCTTCAAATACACAACTACAATTTGCTTCATCTAATGTATTTTTGTAAGCTTTTAAAAATTCAATAAAATCTTCAATTTCTTCTGGTTCCACATCTAATTCATCATAGTCTGTATCTATATTATTTTCTTTTATAGGAACACAATTTGGAACCATTCTACCATTTTTCATTTTACCACCAACTTGTTTATATCCATCCCAGCAAGCTTCGTTTACTATACTTTCACCAAACATGCCTACAAAATCACCTTGATATTTATTACCAGGTCTACCCGACATTGCGGTTGCGAAATCTTTTCTAACCTTTTCTTTTCCTTTAGCTAAAAAATTAAAAAGGTTTTGTGCATTCAAATTAAAATCATCTATAAACTTTTGTACTATACTATCACGTGTACCCGTCAATTTAGCAATTTCTTTTGCTTCTCTACCAGTTGCTTCACTTACTACGTTTTCACTGCAAGTTTTCCAACTACCACCTTTTGATTTATAATTTTTTGCTGCCCATCCGTTTGCATATGCCGATGGATACACATCAAATTTAGATTTTGCTGCTGCTTTAGATGCTGACCATTTTCCTGGATCAGTTGGACAATTCTTTTCTAAAAATAAATTTAGCCTTTCTTCTATATTCATATTTTCATTTTTCTTAGTTGAAACATATATTGGAGTCTTACCCTGGCCACTACTATCTTTACCACCCCTACCTGCATCATTTTGTGCAGCTCTTTTTCTACGAGTTGCAGATTCTTTTTCTTTTTTACTCATTCCGGCTGCTTTTGCTGCAGGAACACATTTTGCATAACCTC